TGAAAACAGTAGTCAGTTTTCTGATTATATAGAAATAACTGAGGAAGAACTTGATTTAGTATTAAATAATTCTGATTTTAGATCAGATAAAATAGAAACTGGAAAAGAGGTAGATGAACTTTTTAGAAACTAAAATAGATAGACATACTAAACCATGACAGTAGAGCGAATGTTAGAATACTTAATGTGTAGAAATATACTATTAAGTAGAGTGGAAATGACTCCAGAGGAAACAGCTTCTCTGGAAAATAGACTAAGGTTGCTGGAAGATGAATTTGTAGTAGAATACAGATTACCAGCGTAATTCTTAAACAAAGGTAATCTGAATAAATATTTAATATGAATTCAGACTTATCCTTTAGAGAGGAAATTCAAATTTATATAGATAGTGGACTTACTCCATCTGAACTATTTATATTAAGATTGCTATTTTTAGCACAAGATGGAGAATTACAGTTAATAAATAACTATCTGAATAATACAGTTAATGGAAAAGAGGTTTTCAAAACTGTATTAAGGACATTACAAGAAAAGGGTATTATATTAGCTTCTTTTAAACTTTCTAAAGAAGGAGAAGTACTAAAATACACAGACATACCAATTAATAAAAACTTTGTAAAAAAGTATATAAAAGAATCTCATCAAGCAGGTAAAGAATTCTTTGGTACTTATCCACCATTTATATATATAAATGGAAAAATGGCCTCTATTAAGAATATAACTAAAGCAGGTTTATTTAGTATAGATGATTTTTGTTTATATTATAATAAACACATAAAAACGTCATCCATAACTCATGAAAGAATTATGGAAGATTTAAAATATGCTATAGAAAACGGTTTAATCCATTATTCTATTATTGAATTTCTAGCTAGTCAAAAATATTTAGAGATAGAATATATTAGAGATTCTGGAGAAGTAGCTGGATACAAAAATAGTGAGTTATTATAGTATGGTAGTAGAAAGCTTACTAAAACAAATAGAAGATGGTAGGTCTGGAAAGAATATAGGTATTTCTATGGGATTACCTGCTATAGATAAAGTTCTTTATGGTATTCAGAGAAGATATATATATACAATAGGAGCCGATACTTCTGGAGGAAAGACAAGTTTTGGATTAGATATATTTGTATATAATCTTATTAAAAATGCTGGAAGTAGAAAAGTTAATATTTTATATTACTCTTTTGAAATGGCTTCTGAAGTATTATATGCAAAATTATTATCTAGATATATATATGATGAGTATCATGTAGTTATCACTTTTGAAGAAATATTATCATTAACTAAACCTATTAGTGATGATAAACTCAAAATAGTAAATAAATGTGTTCCATTTTTAAATAAACTGGAAAATACCCTTACTATATATGATAGACCCTTATCTCCTAATTATATATATGGCACATTAAAAGATTGGCTAAAAAGATTTGGTACTTTTATTCCTATCAATGAACATAAAGAAGATTATGTAGAAAATGATATAGAAGAATATAAAGTAGCTATAATCGATCATATGGGGTTGATTTCAGGGCCAGGAACTAAAAAAGAAAGAATAGATACTGTCGTAGATTATTTTATATATTTTAGAAATAAATGTGGATTAACTGGTGTATTTATTCAGCAGTTAAATAGAGGACAAAAGTCTATGGACAGGAAGCTTAATGGATACGAGCTTACTCAACTCGATGATTTTAAAGATACTTCAGGAACTACTGATGGCTCTGAAGTTGTATTAGCTTTATATTATCCATATAGAGAGAAAATACCAAGAGTTGAAGGATATCCTATACAAAATGTCCTTAAAGATAGGTTTAGGCTGGTTATGGTACTTAAAAACAGGTTTGGGAAGTCTGATGTTAATAAAGGAGTAGTATTTCATGGTGAAATAGGAATGTTTAGAGAATTACCAAAGCCTGAAGAAATTACTGATTATTCAGAATATTTATTATTAACTGGAGCAGATAAATCAACTACAATAGATAACGATGATAGGAATGTTTTTAAATTATAGATAATGGCTGAATCAATAGCTATTGTAGGTGCTTCGGGATCTGGAAAGAGCACTTCATTAAGAAATCTAGATCCAAAATCAACTTTTATTATTAATGTTACTGGAAAAAGCTTGCCTTTTCCAGGTTTTAAGAAAAATTATACTCTTTTTAAGCAAGACCCAGAAACAAAAAAGTTTGTGGGTAATTTATATAATACTTCTGATGTAAAGAAAATTGCACAAGCTTTAAAAATTATAGATAAAACTAGACCAGATATAAAGGTTGTAGTTTTAGAAGATGCACAATATCTTATGGGATTTGAAATGATGGATAGAGCCAATGAAAAAGGGTATGATAAGTTCTCTCAAATTTCAGCTAATTTTTATTCAGTTTTAAAAGAAATTATGAATATGAGAGACGATTTAAAAGTCTGTGTAATTACTCATAGTGAAAATATAGGCGATTCTACCAATCCTAGTTATAAAATTAAGACTGTTGGAAAAATGTTGGACACTTTTATAACTATAGAAGGGTTATTCACATATGTACTATTCACAGAAGTAATAAGAACTGAAGATGCTAATGGTAAGAAAATAGAATATAAATTTATCACTAAGTCTGATGGCACAACCACAGCAAAAACTCCTATGGGATGTTTTGAAGATTTATATATAGATAACGATCTAAAATATGTTTTAGAAAAAATAGACGAATATAACAATGGTTAAGGCAATAACTATAAGTTTTGATGTAGACACTGATACCGGAGAAGTTACTAACGTAAAAGCTCATGTAGAAGGTGAAGTAAAGAAAAAAACTACTACTAAAAAGAAGAAAGAAGTAATAGAAGAATTGGAAAATACTCCTCTTATTATAAGAGAGGATGGAAAATTAATATTTAACAATAAAGCTATAGATGAAATGGGATTAACTTCTGAATCTAGAGTAGTTGTTGAATATGAGAAAGATAAAGGTAAATTATTTCCTGTAATAGGAACTGATGTGTCTTTTGATACAATAGGAGCTGGTAATAAACTTACCAAATCTAAAACTGTTTCCTTTAGAGGAAACCAAAATACAGTATTAGGTGAATTTGGAGATGAATTTACTATACAAAAATATAGAGATGGAGTGTGGAAACTAGTATCTAATTCTAAAGTGGCTGAAACAGTAGAAGAAGCTATAGAATTATCAGATGAAGTCGATGCACAATTACTTGTAGATGGTGATGAAACTTATGAGATAGATGAATTAGAATTTAAGTTATAATAAGAAAATGACAATGGACGGATTTAATTTTAACATTACTGCAAATGCATCACAATCTACATTTAAACCTCAATTACCAGGAAACGAAATACACGAAGTAAGATTCGATGGAATAGTTTCTGAAGACATGCAAGGTAGAAAAGAACCTGATAAAACTTTTAGAGTACTAAGAATAAAATTCTCAAATGACAAAGGTCAGTTTGAGCATACTATATTTGAACCTAGACCAGAGGACTCCAAAAGAAGGGAGAATACTGTAGTAAAAGATGGTAAAGAGCAAAAAATACCTTCTGCTTCAAATAAAGAAAATATGATGCTATTACTTAAGCATTTAATTGATGCAGTTCTCCCAGAAGTGGGAAAGAAAATAGATAAAGGGGAGGTAACTCTAGGTGGTAAAGACTGGGAACAATTTAGAAATAATGTAGTCGCCATTCTTAATAAAGGTATAGGTGCTACAGTTAAAATAAAATTAGTAAAAGATCGAGAAGGTAAAGTAATATTTCCTAAATATTTTACTGGAATAAATCAAGAAGGAAGAGCATACGTTAGAAATAATTTTATAGGAAGTAACTTAGCATTTACTGCTTATGAAAAATCAAATATGAACAATGAAGCTAAAGCTACTCCTACTAAAGTAGATGACGAAATGGATTTTCCAGAAGTAGGTAACTTAGATTTAGATTTTGATGTTTCTGGACTATAATTGAATAATTAATGGAGTTTAAGTATGAAGGAGCTCCAAAGATTACTAAAGAATTCCTATATAATACAATAGGACAAGAAAGATTGATGGAGCATTATTTAGGAGTCCCTGTAAAAAAGGGACTCTTTATATGCCCATCTTTTTTAAGAAAAGACACTAGGCCAACCTGTGCTTTCTATAAAAATAAAAATGGGATTCTTATATTTAAGGATTTTGCAGGAATTTCTGGAGATGCTGCAACTGTAGTTATGAATATATTCCATTGTAGTTATTATCAATCTTTAAGAATAATAGCTAATGATTTTGGATTAATACCATATACTAAACTAGATACTAATCCACCTAAGATACAATACTCTGGTAATGTTTTAGAAGAAACTAAACATGCTAATATACAAATAGAAGCAAAAGATTTTTCTGAAAAGGAGTTAAATTGGTGGAAAGAATTTGGTATATCTTATGATATATTAAAAAAATTTAGAGTTTATTCCGTAAAGTCTGTATTTTTAAATGGAAATTATTTTACAGGCTCATCAGAAAAAACTTCTATATATGGATATTATGGAGGTAAAAGTAAAAATGGAGACGAGTTCTGGAGATTATATTTTCCAACAAAAACTAAATATAGATTTTTAAGTAATTGGAGCTCTTCCATGTTACAAGGAATAAGACAACTTCCAGTTTCTGGAGAAAATCTTATAATAACTAAATCATTAAAAGATGTCATGACATTATACAGTATAGGGATAAATTCAGTTGCCCCTATATCTGAAACTATTGTAATAAATAAAGCTAGATTTGAAAAATTACAAAATAGTTTTAATAATATAATATGTTTATATGATAATGATTTAGCTGGAGTAAAAGGTGCTCAAAAATATAAAAAACTCTATAATACGAGATGTATATTTATAAAAAGAAAATATGCCAAAGATATTAGTGATTTATGGAAAAAATCAAACTATG